TCCTCTCTTCTGGGTCTTTACGCTGGTATCCCTAATCAGGTTGGGACTCCCGGGGTCACTCCCAAGGATTTTTTGACCCTGGCTCTGGCTAATGCCAAACTGTCGCAACATGCAGCCCCCACCACCGACCGGCGTTGTGTCCTGGACCCGATGGCCCAGGCGTATATTGCCGACAATCTGAAGAACCTCTACAATCCGCCTATGGTCGGTCCCGCGGTGGAACGGGCCAAGTTCAGCTCCTTGGCGGGCATGGACACCTTTGTCAGCCAGAACGTCAATATGCACACCTGCGGTTCTGCTGCCGGCCTCGGTACGACTCTGGTTGATGGCACCAATACTGAAGGCAGCGTGGGTATCACCGTGGATATCGGCGGCGGTGCGTGGTCTACCGACATCCATCAGGGCGATATCTTTACCGTGAGTTCGGTTTATGGGGTCAACCCCATTACCGGCGTTTCCACTGGGGCGCTGCGGCAGTTCGTGGCCGAAGCTGCGACCGCTGGCGCTGGCGCGACTGAGTATCTTGTATCCACTACCCCGGGTGTGGCTCCGTACAAGATTTACTCGGCATCCGCTGACGAGGAGTATCTTCCTTATCAGACCGTGGATGCCCTGCCTCAGAACNACGCTACCGTGACGATTGCTGGCTCTGCTGGCCTNGTTCATCCGGTCAACCTTGCTTTTCATAAGGACTGCCTGGGTCTGGCGATGGTTCCCCTGGAAGTTCCGGCTTCTGTGAGTTGGTCTGCCCAGGAAAATTACGAAGGTTATTCCATCCGCGTGGTTCGGTTCTATGACGGCACCAATGACCAGGAGTATGTGCGTTTTGATGTGCTCTTTGGCCTGAAGGTTCTCAATCCCTTCCTGGGTTGCCGGATCGCCGGCTAAGGGGGGCGCTAATGGGAAATTTACAGTTCGCACAAGATATCCAGAAGATTCCCGGCTATGCGGCGGTAATTCCGACAATCATTTCACAGTCGAATGTCGCTTCCTATACCGGGGATGCTGAGACTATCGCGGTAACTGGTTCCCGGATTGTTGTTCCTCAGGGTTTTTTTGGTCCCGGGGCAACCTTCCGGTTCACGATGGCGGGTAGCAGGACCGGCACTTCCGATGCCGCCACCATTCACATCTATATTAACGCTACCTCTGCAATATCTCTGGCGGTTCCAACCAATACGGCAGTAGATTGGACGGCAACCTTTCTGATNAGTGAACATACCAACATGGCTAATCAAAACTGTTTTGGTATTGTTCACGCCTCAGCAACGGTACTGTCAATCAGCGATTATGCCGCGGCCACCGTCGATGTAAGTGCGGAAAGCACTATACAAGCCAAGTTGGTATTGGCCAATGGTAGCGATGAAGTCACTTGCAATTACGTCCTGGTGGAATACTGGAAGGTCTAAGGAGCAATATCATGGCGTTCAACGGGTCTTGGGCTTATCACAAGGATTGTCCTCTTGGTAAAATTTTCAAGGATGAGAAAGAATACCTTGAGGCTATGGCTTCCGGGTGGGTAGATGCTCCCTGGCGCATCAACGACGTAGTTATGCCAGATAAGGAAATCAAACAGTACCCGCCAGAAGAAAAACGGGTAGAGCCCAAGGCCCCGGGACGCCCTCGAAAGAAAGTATTTGGAGGTAAGTAGCTATGGGTGTCAAATATTTGACTGACCAGGGGCCGGACGGTACTTGTCTGGGCACCACCAGTTCCGACCTGGTTGCCTTTTTCGGGGCTGACCCGGTGGCACAGCAGTCCATTACTGTGACTACCGTTGAAACCACTGTGGCCGTGTCCACCACCAGCGCCATTTGGGGTTTTTCCACTTCCACTCAGGCCAACAAGGTCATTGTGGCGGTGGATGAGATTCTGAAACTGCTGGCTAACCTGGGCCTCGGGGCCTAATAACCTTTGGGGCGGTTTAACCGCCGCCCCATCATCTCACCAGAAAGGAATTTATGCCTGACGCCAAAGACTATCGTTTGATGATTGCTTCGGGGTTCTATGAGGTCAAAGCCTATGCACCCCAGATATCGTGCCTAATGAGCACGTTCAAGGCATTAGAAAAGATTGGTCTCGATTATACCTATATCCAGATATGCGGCGATTCCTATGTGAGCCGGTGTAAAAATTCCATGGTTCACCAATTTTTAAAATCTGACTACACGCACCTGATGATTATTGATTCTGACGAAACTTGGGAATTGGGCGGCTTTCTAAGACTTCTTAAGGCATCTATGCGGGGATGTGAGATAGCCGCCGGCCTCTACCCCTGTAAGAATAATTGGGATTTTTTTGGTGGACAAGCCAGGAGAGACCCCAAGACAGGGTATGTTTATGGCAAAGAATTGGAAGATATGCGCCTGATTGATATGGAGATAGCCCCGGGTGGCTTTATCATCTATTCCCGGGAAGCGTTTGAGCGCACCAGGCCGATTCTCGATAGTTACCATGCCCCGGAAATCAATGAAGATATTTTGGAGTGCTTCAAGAATGGAGTGGCCTTTGACCATCACCCAAAGTCTGACGGTGAATTAGCCTTGATGTCTAAAGATGATTTGATTGACTGGGTAAAGATCAATCAGCAGGGCGGCAGGGTAGGACACCATACCGGCGAAGATATCTACTTTCAAGTCCAGTACAAGAGAATGGGCGGCAAGATTTGGTGCGAACCAAACATTGATATGGGTCACATCGGCGTGAAGGAATGGAAGGGGAATTATCAGGATCACTTGCTTAGCAAGGCTGTTCCTGGGGGTTGTGCAACTTGAAAGTCACCTTTATAAATAATACTATCGGAGTTTCCGGGTTTAACCCTGACCGTCTTCCTGGAGACCGGGAAGGATCGTGGATTAACCATGGTCTGGGTTCTATTGCCACACAGACCCGGGACTTAGGACACGATGTAGACTTGATTGACTTACGGCAACTATCTGGCTGGGATGACCTAAAAAGCAGGATACAAGTAAATCCTGCCAAGGTCTACGCCCTATCAGTGGCCCCGGTTGATTACCTGCACTCTCTCAATACCGTCTACCATATCAAGTCAACTTTGCCAGAAGCCAAGATTATTGTCGGTGGAATTCATCCATCGAACTTTCCCCAGGATTATGATTTCAAGGCTATTGATACTGTGGTGATCGGAGAAGGAGAAATAACCTTTCCTAAACTTTTGAAGAATATCAACCGTCTTCCCAAAATGATTAAAGGTGAGCGCCCCGACTTAGACAAGCTCGCCTGGGTTGACCGCTCCCTTTTCGATTATGAACGTGAATTATCCTGCCAATTTGTACCGAACCAGGAACTTCCGGCAATTTCAATGCTGGCCGGCAGGGGTTGCCCCTTCAAATGCGCCTTTTGCCAGCCGGCGGAGTCAACGGTTTTTGGCAAGACTGCCCGGATGCGGTCAGTTTCCAATGTTCTTAGCGAACTGGTTTGGTTAGAGCACTTATACCAATTCAAATCTATAACTTTTTGGGATGACACTTTTACCTTTAACCGAAAATGGGTAGGAGAATTCTGCGATTCGTACGAACAGATAGGGTTTACTCAAAAAATAACCGCTTGTTCCCGTGCTGATATTATTTGTAACAATGAAGATATGATTAAGCGTTTGGCTGAAATAGGTCTTGATTGGGTAGTTATAGGGTTGGAAAGCGGGTCACAGCGGATTCTTGATCTACTAAACAAGGGTACTACTGTAGAGCAGAATTACCGGGCGGCGGATATCTGTCGAAAATATGGTCTCAAGATATTTGGATCGCANATGTTTGGACTTCCTACGGAAACCCATGAGGAAGTATTGGCTACTGTGAAGATGATTAAGGATATCGCACCTGAACACCCGAGTCCGTTCTGGTTTAATCCGATTCGTGGCACTAAGATTTACCAATATTGCCAAGACAATAACTTGATTATGGACACTGATAGAGACATAAACCGCACCGGGATATTTGTTCCGGCACTGAAAGGTACGGATTATCCATTTATTGCGGAGGTTATGGATAAGAGCGGCTGGTGGATGGGGAACAAGCAATTATCAGAATTTATTGTAGATTCCAAGGGGAAATGTCATGAACCGCAAATGCAAAGGTAAGGGCGGTAAGGGCGGCAAGGGAAAGGGTAAATGACCCTCTTAGACATCCTCACCAGTTCTCTCAGGGCGATTGGGGTTAAGAATCCCGGGGTGACGCTGACCGCAGATGAGGTTGACGATGCCAAGGAGATTCTTAACCTCATGCTCGANCTCTGGAGTTCGGAAGGTCTAATGGTCTATGCCACCNCCCTGGAGGCGTTTACCCTCGTCGTGGGTCAGGAATCCTACACGATTGGCAGTGGGGGCAATTTTGATACAGTACGGCCATCTCAGGTGCTCGACCCTGCNGGATTTATCAGAGATTCGGGGGGCAACGATACTCGGGTTGACCTGATTGGGTTCAAAGAATATCAGGCTATCGGCGACAAAGAGACCGTGGGNATTCCTNATTCCTTGCATTTCGAGGGNACCTCCCCTCTTGGCACCATCTATATTTATCCTTCGCCCGAATCGGCCTTGACGCTTTACCTAAATAGCCTCAAGCCTTTAACCGCTATGGACACCCTAACTGCAACGATTGAACTTCCTCCAGGTTATGAGGCAGCGATTAAATCGAATCTGGCTCTCGACCTTTGCCCCGAATACCAGCGTGAACCTTCGCAAATGCTTATTAAAACTGCTCAAGAAAGCAAAAAAGCGTTAATTAACCTCAATGCCGCTAATCGGTTGGAACCCATTAATTTGGAATATGGCGACTATAAGGATTATTCCCAAACGATATTTAATAGTTAAGGCGTAAACCATGCCCTATGTGCGCGTCACCTATCCTCAAATACAATGCTTAGACAATAATGGCAACTTTGCCATGGGATATGAAGTCACGGTTTATAAGGCTGGCACTGCTACGGCCTTAACCTCGTATTCAGATCGTGGCTGCACCACTCCGAACACTAACCCGGTTATTCTGGATGCCAGGGGTGAGGCTTCTATTTTTTTGAAAGAAGCAGCTAAACTACTGTTTAGTGCTCCGGGCGCAAGTACCGCCATTTGGACCATTGATTATTATGGAGAGTTTCAGGCCAATTTTACTACCGGGTCCGCTACTCCCGTAACGAGTCATAATAATTATGTGGTCGATACTGTCCCGCCCGTCACGGCTCTTGAAAATAATTTTATGCTTCTGATGACTCCAGATGTTGATAATGCAGATACTATTACCTCAGCGGTTTTTACGGGGACTGGTGTTGAAGATTTATCGGTGAGCGGGGCCTACGTTGGCTCAACTTCCGGGTCTATATTTTCAGTAGAAATTGATGCGACTGTCCAATTACCCCCTATAGCCCCCGTTGCCCACCTTTCGACTACTGCTGGTTCAGTCACAACGGGAAACCATTTTATCAAACAGTCAGCAGTTACAGCAGAAGGGGAAACGACCACAGGAGGCGCTTCTAACCAGGTTGTTGCCGACAATACCCACAAGATAGATGTAGACGGTATTCCAGCAATTGCTGGTGAAATAACTGGCTATAATGTATATATGACTAAGGCCGGCGGGTCAACCTATTATTTGGTCAATGCTGCCCCTATAACCACTATCTCTTATGCTATTGATATTACCGATGCTGTTCTCGAAACTCACGACGAAGAGCCAACCGGAAACACCACTGGAGCAGGCACGACAGATAGTTTCAAGTGGAAGAAGGATGGTGGGGCAGAGACAACGGGAGTGGCGATCACTGGAGCAGCGCAAAGCCTATCAGAGGGCGTGAAAGTGACTTTCTCCTCTCTTACAGGCCATGTGAAGGGGGATATTTGGGCTATCACGGTTGAAACACCAACCCGGGTAAATCTTGATAGTTTGGGAAATCTGATTGTCTATAAAAATAAGGGTGCCGATATAGTCCCCATAGAAGGCGGCGATATGCAGGCGGGGTATGGTGCCCAGTTATTTCTCAATGGGGCTCTCAATGCGTGGCTACTTTCCAACCCAGCCACTCCGGTTATCAGTTCTCCCACCATTTCAGCTACCAGATACCGAAAGAATCTAACTGCTGACTATACAATGGTGCTTGCCGACCAAGGGAAGGAACTTAGTTGCATAGGGACGTTCACAGTAACTTTGATGGACTGCCCGGATTTTGCTGAAAAATTCCTTTATATTAAAAATACCGGAAATGGTGCTATTACTATTGATGCTGGTTCGTATTTAATAAAAGGGTATGGCAATTCTTCTGGAAGTTCAACATTTTTATTGGCACGAAATATTGAACTTGTTCAGTTAGCTACAGATGGCATTGATTGGCATATTTTATCAATGGTGGTTTCTCCATCTAGCGGTGGTGGAAGCACGGGGGGCTACGATGTTTATAATATTCCCGGTACATTCTATTGGACCTGTCCTGTTGGCGTAACCAGCATATCTATATCGGTGCAGGGTGGCGGTGGCGGTGGCGGGTGTAGTTCCTGGGGTGATGGTCTCTATGGATACGCCGGTGCCCCAGGCACTATTGACACCGATTCTGCCCTGGTAGTAACCCCGGGGGACACTTATACGGTCTATGTTGCTCATGGTGGCGCTGGTGCCCCTGGCAGTGGTGGCGGAGCAGACGGGGCCGCCGGCGGGACCAGTACGTTTAAAACTGCTGGCGCTGTTTTATTGATGTCAGGAGCGGGCGGGGCCGGCGGGTTAAAGGATGCCCCCACATTAGCCGATACTGTCCCGGTGGGAAATGGCGGGGCCGGCGGGTTAATTAGTGGACAACTTGGATATCAGGGTGGGCGTGGTAACGTGACTATCACCTATTAGGGATCAGGATGCCAACTCAATTCCCATACGTTACTGATAGTATCCGGGGCGATGTCCCGATAAACTTCTATCCCGCCGCTGACAGCGAGAAAGGAGTTATCCTGCATGGCACACCGGGTCTAGAGGAATTGTGCACGCTAACGGACTGTACGGAGGTCAGGGGGTTATTTTCCAGAGGAGCCTATCTTTATGCGGTGGCAGTCAGGGGTGGCGAATCCGTATTCTGGAGAATTGATTCCACTGGCGGGTTTGCAGAGGTTGGCACCATCACTACTAGCAATTCCGGTCCCGTGTGGATTGAGGAAAATCAGACTCAAATTTTGATTGTGGATGGGGTTAGTGGATGGGTCTTTACCCCCACCACCAACCACTTTGTACAGATTACCGATGCGGCCTTTCCTGGTGCATCTTCCTGTACTGCCCAGGATGGTTACGGATTATTTACTGTGCCAGATAGCAACCAGTGGTTTTTTTCTGC